GAATTGCATCATAAGTATTTAATTGACTATTTGTATCATAATCGTACATTTGTACGTTTGTTAAATCTGTTTCTTCTCCCCGAGTAAAATAGGCTCGACTTGACCCATCGGCATCAAGTGCAAGTTCGTATAGAATTACTAAACCAGATTCTTCTTCAAGAGATTGTAGCTCTTTGATTGCAATTTTTTCCGTCATGCCTCGTAAACTCGTCTAAATGTTGCTGTTAAACTATAAAAGTTTTCGTATGCCCAAGTTTGATCCCACTTATCACATACGCATTTAATTGTTTCTGTGCTAGAACCTGCATTACTGTCTTCTAAGTCAAAACGAAATTTACTCACTCCACCAAGTGACTCAAAAAATGCCACTAAATCATCTATTTCTGCTTTTGGTCGAGTAGAAAAACTTACGCTTATAGTTTGTTCTAAATTATTAATTCCATCTGCAAGTCTTTGTTCATACCCGTCTCCAAATGCGATAGTGTGTACTTTTGGTTTACTAGCACGTTTTAGTCCTTTATCTGGTTGTACTGGTGCACTGAAACCTGTAATATTTGATCCATTATTTTGCATTATTCCAAAAGCCATTTATTAACCTCCACCTAATACGCCGCCAGGACGTTTTTCTCTTTGTAGTGTTTCCATTACTGCTGCTTGAATAGCCATTCCAAGTGCTTTTCCTTGTTCACCATTTCCTGTACTACTTGCATTTCCGCCTGCATCTACATTAATTGTTACATTATTTTGTCCTGCTCCATTTCCCATCATTTCTACAGGAATTCTTCTTCCGTCTGGTAAAGGTACTACAGCTTCATTGTGTCTTCCTTCTCCAACCATTACTGTAGGAGAAGTTGCAATTCCACCAGTTCCAAAACGTTTTGTACCTACAGAAGTATATCCTCCAGAAGCCATTCCTCGAACAGGTATAATACCTCCCTGTGCAAATCCCATAAATCCAGTTACTGAAGCTGCCATTTTCATTGCAGCTATTTTTGCCATTTCTTGTAGTACTAGAGTTGCTAAAGATTTAAAAGCATCTTTTGCACTTGCGGAACCAGTTGCTATATCTTCAAACATTTTTTGTATTCCTTGTGAGAAAGTATTTTGTAGTTTCCCAGCAATTGTTATTGAGTGTGCAAAGGCTTTTTCTTGTTCCTCTGCTACGGCTAATTTTTTCTTTGCCATGTCAAATTGGTGTTGATCTTCTAAAGTCATTTGCTTATTTAGTGATAGTTCATTTACTTTATTCTGTGCTTTTTCTTTTGCTATTCTTAGATCTTCTTTTCTTATATCTTCTTTTGCAAAGGTGGCTGCAGCTCCTCTTTTATGTGCATTTGCTGCTCCTGCTAGTTTATTATCAAGGGCATCTCCTTCTAACTCTCTTCGAGTATCTATTACGCCTTGTAAGCCTACTGCAAATCTATCCAGTGCTGCTGTCATATCGTCTAGCGATGTTCCTTCTGCTCTTGCTCCAAATACGGATTCGTAAATTTTTTGAACAACACTTTCTTTATTATCACCTGTAAGTTTTATTGTTTGCTCTAAACTGTTATAACTTGAAAGAAGTTCATCTAGCGGATTTCGTTTACTAATTTTACCATATTGCTGTACAAATCCTGAAATAGTATTATTTATTTGTTTAAAAGCAGTATTTTGTGCTCCTGCCTTAGTAGTTACATTTTTAAGTCCATCTGTTAGTTTTTCTGTAGATATTTCGCCTTTTTCATACTGGCTAAATAAGTCGGCAATTGTTGGGTTTATTCCCCCTAAATCTTTTCCGTATTTAATTAAAGCGCTTCGTTGTTTATTTAGTTGATCCTCGGTAAATGCGTCATCTCCTGTTCTGCTTTCCATTCCTTTAAGTTTTGCAGCTTGTCCTGCAATTCCTGAACTTGCTATAGTTGCTACATTTGCTTCGAATTGTGCTCCTGCTGATTGATCAAGTCCTTCTCTAGAAGACATCATTTCTTTGAACTCACTATGTAAACCTTTTAGTTTTTCTTGAGCAGCGTCAAATTGATCTGCGAGTATTGAACCCGGTCTTTCTTTCTTTGCTTTATGTGCCATTTTTCCAATAAAACCTTCTCCAGATTCAAGTTGTCCTTCAATACTATCTGCGATTCCCTCTAGTTTTTCTTGTGCAAATTCTCCGCCTGCTTTATAAAATTTACCTACAAGTGGAATTCCACTTAAAAAGTTTGCTAGTTTTGCAATACCACTTCCTACGAATCGTATTGCAGTTGCAAATCCTTGCATTACTTTATCAAAGTTTGCTTGTAAAGCTTTCAAACCATCCATTGCTAGTTGTATAAAACCAAAAATCGCTACAGCTCTAAATGCTAAATTAACAGCTCCTGCTGCACCTTTTGCAGCTAATGCCATACCTTTAAATGCTAACTTGGCTGCTACTGCCATTCCTTGGAAAGTTCCTTTTATAGCAATTCCTGTTAACTTCATTCCAGTTCTCATAGTCATATTAGTTTTACTACTTTCAATTTCCATTTGTTTTAATGAAGTTTTAAACCCACGAACTTTTTTAATATTCTCTCCTGCAAATATACCAGTTGTTATTTTTCCATGTTTTTTGTACTCTGCCTCTGCTTTTTTCAAAGCTCCTTTTAGCCCACTCATTTGTTGTCGAGTTAGATTTTCACCTTTCTTCAAAGCATTTATACCTGAAGATTTTAAAGCTGCCTTACTATCAAATCCTTGTGCTAATTTTTTGGCTTTTGCTGTTCCTTGCCCTCCAAGTTGACTTTTAAATTCAGCTGCACTTCCCTTCATGCTTCCTAAACTGTCTCCTATTCCTGCAGCAAATTTTCCTATTCTACTATTATCTATTTTTGCGGAGAGTTCATCAAATGCTGGAAGCACTGATTTTAAAAGTGTAGAGGCAAAAATAGCAAGTACTGCTACTGCGGATTTTATATTTTCAGTAAAGAATCCTGCAAGTACTTCTGCGATTGGAGTGATAAATTCCATTGCTTTATCTTTTAAGTCAATAAAAGTTGCAATTAATTTATTAAATTGGTTAACGGGAACAGCATCTCCTACTGCTCCATATTTTTCTTCTGATTGAGTTAAAACTTCGTTTAAAACTGCTTGTGATTTTTCAAAAGTAGTTAAATCTTTTGCAGACTTACCTATTGCTTGTGCATACTTTTTTGTAGCAGGCTCTAGTCGTAGAATAATACCTAATTCGTCAAGTAGTTCTGGCTCAGCTTTTGTAACACCTCGAACAAGACGATTAAAAGAATCTTCAAAATCTCTACCGAGTGCGGTTGATGCTCCTCTTGCTGCCGTTGCTATTGCTCCCATTTGATCTTCACTAAATCCAGCTGCTAACATTATCTGAGAGGATTGTGCTGCTTGTCTAAAGTCTAATTGATGTCCTGTTGCTTCTTGTAGATTTTTTGATAAACTTTTTACCATAATTCCAGAGTTAGCAGCAAATGCTCTCATACCTTCGTTTAATACACGAAAGTCTGCGGCTTGTTGTAATCCTCTGAATACAGCTCCTAATGCAAACATTTGAGCAGCTAAAGTAGCATACGCAGGCACAAGACCACCACTGACTCCTTGAGCCATTTTTGAAAAGTTTTTTGTGGTATTGGAAGATGCTTGAGCAGCACCTTTTAAGCGTCTATCAACGGAATGGGCAGATTTACCTGTTTGGTCTAATTGTTTTCCTAAAGCTTTTGCTTGTTTTTTAGTAAGTTGCAATTCCTTACCATCAACGTTGATTTTTATTTTTACTTCGTTTTTTGCCATTATCTTTTCTTAATATTTGCTGAGGATATGTGAGTATTCTTTCCTTTATTCTCACGAGCTTTTCTTTGTCGCTCTAAATCCTTATTCAATTTCATTGCGTATCTTGCTTCTATATTCTTCAAAAAATAAGTAACTGTTTGCTTATCGTCTACTTCCCAGACATCTAGTAAAGTTCCTAAAGCAGATAAATCCTTTCCGAAATACGATCCACTCATTCCATCCCATCTATCGGGTAAAAGATCGTGTAATAAAAAAGCCACCTGAACTTCAAGGGGAAAGTCCCCACGAGTTGGTGGCATTTCGTTCGGATCGGGATCCATACCTTTTTGTTCACATATATCTAAGTATACGTCTAAAGATATTTGACCGTCTCTGTATGTTTCATCAAGTAGTTCTAAAACTTTTTCTACTTGACTCGAGTAAAATTTTCTAAATCACCTGTTACTTCTGTAACCCAAGTATCGAAATCAGCTGCATTTTTCATCAGCGTTTCAGCGTTTTCTTGAGAGAATTCAAGTTCATCGTCGGGATTAAGACTACTAATGTCCACCAATAGAAGCTCTTCGAGGTAAGAATATTTTAAGCCTTTCCATCCTTTGATTACAGCTTTTACATACTCTACTAAAAATTTATCTTCATCTAATTGTTCGTCAAAAGCTCTTGTTTTACGATTAAACTTTTGAGATAAGCAACGATTTCGTAATTTTAGTAGTTCTTCTCTTGCTAAATAGCAAAGATCAACTGAAAATCCAGACATTCCTGGATAGTCTACTGAAACTGTTTTGCTTGGAGTTAATAAACTCGCTAGTGATACTGATTTGTTTTCTTGTTCTGTCATTCTGGTTCCTGGTTAAACGAGGGGAGGGTTGCCCCTCCCTTCTAAAATTAAGTTACTGTTGGTCCGACAAAGATTAAATCTAATTCGTCCACAGCGTCAACTGAGGTTGGTAAGGCGTGGAAGTTTGTTTCCAAGCTTACGATATCTTCCATTGAATGTGTAGGTACTTCAAGATGGCAATTATTCATATTCATAACCATTCTTGGAGTATTTCCTGTTCCACCTACAGTAAATGTCATATCAAATGAATTTGTTATTACTGAAGTAGATTCAATGATGTCCTCAAATAAATCTGCACTAGATGCACCAGATGAAGGAGTATTTAAGTAACAAGTAAAGCTACCTGATACAGAACGAGTTCCTGTAACATGTCCTAAAGGCTGGTTTACAATGCCTAGTGTTTCTGGTGTTAGGAAAGTAATATTGTTTGAAATAGTAACGTTTCCACCAGTTAGTGTTAATGTATAAGTATCAGTCATACCTACATTTGAGAAGGTAAGTGTTGCTCCATCTGCGATAGACATTGCTGCACTTAGTGTCAAAGTAGTACCTGATATTGCAGATACAGTTGTGCCTGCAGTTACTCCCGTTCCTGAAACAACCTGTCCAACTTTGATTAATGAACTACCATTATCCAAAGTAACAGATGCAGAACTTGAAACTGCTCCGTTAACTGTGTCTGTTACAACATCATTAGTTAAGACTAAGTCTGTTAATCTATTTCTAATAAAGTTATTAGTATCGGCTGCTGCTGTTCCTTCATACTTAGTTGCGGTTGACATGGTAGTTTCTTCAGTTATAATTTTACCGAATCCTGACCAATTTGCTGTTGCAATTCCATCAATATCAAAATCGATTGAAACTTCATTTACAACACAACCTTCTATTTTGTAAACAGTTGAACTAGCTTTGCCACTTCCCATTTCGAAAAATAAATCAAAAGTGTCTAGTGCAACTTTGTTTGAATTTGTAAAGGCTATATTTGCGTCTGTGCCATCAGCTGTTAAAGCTGTTCCAGATGCGCCTACTGCTCCACTTCCTGCTAAAGCATTCCATAGAGGCTCTTCAACCATGTGATGAGCTACTGCTGAATGTTCTCCGCCTGATCCTGCCCCACCAGATTTAAAAGGTCTGATGTAGGTTTGAAATGACCATTCGGCTGGAGCGTAAGAATCTGTAAACATTTGTCTCGCTCTTCTACTGACACCTGCTGCGGTTGCCATTTCGTTCAATGTAACTTCTGTTGCATTGGTTGCTTGAGAAAAACTAAATCCATCTAGTACTGGTATCTTATAGATTGCTCCTGCGCTATCAGTAAGATGGACTAAGGTATCCCTCGAAAAATAAAATGTATCTGCCATTTTACATTCTCCTATTTTTGCTTTGAAAAGGGGTCAGCAAGACTTTTGTCTGCTTATCCGTTTTCATTTAATATTGAACTTCAGCTAAAACCTCGCCTATGCCCAATGGTTCTAAAACTCCTTCATCTGTGTCTACACTAAGTATACTTGTTTGTATAGTATTTACTGTAGCACCTAAAGGGTCTGTATAAGTTAGAGGGTTATTGCCCTCTAGTATTGTTTCTACGTCTTCTAATAATTTTTCTAATGCTGTAACAGAATCTTCTTCATTTACATAGCAACGAAAAGTTAGAGTTAGAAATCTAAATTTTTGTCCTGCTCCTAAGTATTCTCTTCTTTCTGCTCCAGCACTAACATGTACTGCTGGAAATTCTAAGACTTCATCCCAGAATTTTATTCTGCCAGAAGTTTCTGCAATAGCACTTTTAAATTGTCCTGTGCCATCTACAGTATTTAGTAAGTCAACATATGCATTTACTATGCTGCTTCTTCTAGTTGTATACTCTCTTGCTGCCATAATTAAACCCTTCTTGTGTAGAATCTACCAAGTTGTAGTTCTACAGCTATCTCTCTAATTGATCTATCTATTAGAGTTCTTGGATCTCTTTCTAAACTTGACCAAGGTCGTTTCCCTGTAGAAGTTTCATAAATTTGATAAGGATTTTTTTGGTAAGTATATGATATACTTGGAAATCCTTTTGCAGTTCTATCTACATTAACTGCTCTTGTACTTGCAGCAAATCTTCCCGTTCTATTTTCTAGTGCGGGAGGTTCCATATTTCCTGCTACTTTTTCTGGTAATCTTGCATTTATTTGTTTCAGTAATTGCATAGGATTTATATTTGTTCTTCCTTTTGAACTTCCTTTTTTAGCTTTTACATCTGCTCTTTTTACGCCGTCCATTAAGCTTCCAACTTTTACTATATTTGAAGGAGGCGGTGTATACTTAAATTTACCTGGTCTTGTTGCTCTACTTTTTTCTCTAAATGTTTCTTTTGTTTTATTTCCTTTTACAAAAGGAGATTTTGTCATACTTGCTAAGATGCTTTGTCGTAACATCTCTGCAATCGGAGTTGAACTTTCTCCCTCTACTAATTCTCTAAGGCTTTCTAAATCTTTCTGAAAAGCTGCTATAGCTTTTGCTTCTGAAAGAGCGCCTGTTTTCTTATCAAATTGAGTAGCATCCGCTTGGTTTGCTTTTGCAGATTGTAAACTTATTATAAGTACATAATTTTTTGTTAATTTTCCGTCTTTGGTAAAATTATTTGTATGATCTATATGTAGTTTTAAGTTTGCAAACTTAGGGTCTTCAAATATCTTAACAAGTCTTTCTTTCTGTTCTTTAGATAAATTAGGATCATCTAAAGCTGATTGTTTAACTTGTCCTGCTGTTAATCCTGAGACTGGAGCTCCTATTTCTCCATGTCCTAATTGATACCCTGTCAAACCTTCTGCTTTTGAGCCTTTTGCTGCGGCTCCTCCAACCATTCTTCCTATAGTATCATCAGTTGCATCATTGAAGTACTTTTTATATACTTCTATCAACCCTTTTCGTAAAGCTCCTTTTGATTTTGAACTTGCTAAAGCTTCATAATTTCCTATTATATAAACATTTGATTGAGAAGTTATGCCCGCTTTCTTTTTAAACGATGGATCATTTATTTTTTCAAATAATTCTGCATGCCTTTGACTATTTTTTGCTCTAAATCTTTTATCCATAGAGCGTAAAACTTCATCAATTTTTACTCTAGCCTCTTTTTGAAGTTGTGTGGAGTTTGATCCTTCTGGTAAACCTCCTAACGCTTTTATAATATTTCTTGTTTCTAAATTTATACTTTTGTTTTCTGTTATTACTACTTGTCCTATAAATTTTGTTACTTCTTTTCTTCTACCTTTGGGGCCAGTCATAGAGTCCATGGTTCCTAACGCTCTACCTAAAAAGTCGTAAAGTGCTTGTTGTCCCATTAGATTATTACTCTATATAAATCAAGTACTCTCTTTATGTGATCTGGAAAATCTGTATTATCTCGTACTCCAGATGTTCCTTGATTTTGTAATGTTGCTCCTGCTATTGTTCTTCGTTCTTTGTGTTCGTCTTTTAAGTAGTATGTTACTAAGTCAAATAGTGCTAATTTGAGATCACTTGGAGTAGCGCTGTAGCCTGCTCGATAAGCAATCTGTACACTTCCTACACCTTGTGGAAACGCTTTCTTTGTTCCACTCTTTGTAGTTCTAACTATAGCATCTGAAGCAATATCTACATAATATTCGTAGTCACTCGTTGAAAGAGTCTCATATGAAGCTTCATATGTACTTCTTTCTTTTACGGAAGTCACACTTACAAGTGGACTTTCACTGACAATCATAGTACTAGTAAAGTTGTCGGAAACTGAAAAAGTTTCGGTTTTATCACTACTATAATAATCAATAAATGAAGTACCGCAATACTTCTTGGCTAAATCACTAACTTGAGGTACAATAATATCAAGACGAGTATCATCCTTTTGACTGGCTAATCCTTCTGCGTTCTTGTATTCTTGTACTGTTATTAAATCTGCCATAATTATTAAAAGTGTGGGGCGATTAAGGCCGCCCCACGAATCCTGTCTAAGCTTAAATTAAGAAGCTTTGTACATGTATCCCCATTTAGAAGTAGCACCATCGATAAGATCGGTGAAGCCAATTCTTTGTGAAGCAACAAGCACTCTGCGTTGAGCAGCAACTTCGTAATCAGATTCCACGGTTACACCACGTAATCTTGGTAATACAAAGTTTCTAGGGTTAACAGCGATAGCTGCGAATTTAGCAGTTGCTGGAGTAGCGAACTCATCACATAATAGTACTCTTGATCCGAATACTTGTCCGATTTCACCACTTAGTTTAGTAGCCATGTCGCCTACTAAGTTAGCATCTTGGAATTCAGCATCTTCTAGTAATTCAAAGTATGTTCTTTGTGACACAATATAAACTACGTCTGCTGGGTTAACACCATATTTACCCATATTTTTTCTCATTGAAAGAAGTTCTGCAGCTGTAACAGTGTCAGTTGCGAAAGCAGTAGTTGACTGTGTATAATCACTGTCACCTCTTGCTAAATGAAGGAGTCCTTCAAAAGTAGCACCACTTGTTCCGTATACACCATCAGCATCGTCACCAGCTAAGATAGCGTTTTCGATACCTCTAGCGTGTGCTCTTACCATAGACTCTCTAATTAAAGGAAGAATCGGTAGGATTGCATCTTCTTCAGTTTCATTACCTAAGTATGAAGTTGAGATTAATTTTTTAGTTGAAAGAGTTCTTTCAGTCATAGTAACACCAGCATAAGGTGATCCATATGTATCTCCTCTGGTTTCTAAGTTACCATAAGGAGCAGAACCTGATGCGGCTGTTCCAGAAGTAAATTCTGCATAACCTGCATCTGGTAAGATTGGGATAATCATATTCGCAGAAGTCATACCAATTTCTCTAAATAGAGGAGCTAGGACTAATTCGTTTTCGATATCTCTTTCAATGTTTGATGAAACGACTTGCTCAAAATCTGCAGATGAAACTTCAACACCTGAATGTTGATTTACTTTTTCCATCAAAGATTTTGCCATTGGGTTGTCCCATCCTCTACCAGTCGCTAGACCAGCAAATTTAGCGTCAAGAATGTCGCTTTCGAATGATTTTTTCCAATCGCCGTTACCTTGTCTGTCAGAGAAATGTCTTTTAGACTCACGAATGTTCATGATTTCTTCAGACTTCTCAGCAAGTTGTGCTTCAAGTGACTTAACGACAGTTTCTAAGTTAGAATAGTCTTCTTTCACTCTGGACTCAACGTCAGACATTAATTTTTCAGCACCTGTTAATCCAGCTTGGATTACAGTTTTTTGCTCTTCCTGTTTCGCTTCCTCGGAGGCTTTTTGAACTTCAGCTTCTTCAGATGCTTTTTGAGCAGCTTCTTCTGCAGCCTTCTGTTCAGCAGCTTTAAGTTCAGCTTGTTTCATTGCATATTGTGCAACTGCTTTTTCAGCAGCTTCTGCAGCAAATGACTCAAGATTAAACTCTGGGTTGCTCTCAGGAGATTTATTTTCTTTTGACATATTTGTCTCCATTTCTTTGGCTTTCGCCGTACTTGGCTGCTCAATTTCAACAGCGTCTGCTGAATCGTTTAAGTTAGCCGTATAAAAAGTGTGCTTATACTTATTGTATTCTTCCATAGAATCAAATGACTTGCTTAGTCCAAAAGTTGCCCCTTGGTTGCAAGGTATTGATACAACAGAAACTTCAAAAAGCTCCGCGTCCTTTATTTTATATCCGTCAGTTTCAGTCATGTAATCAGCGTCCTTGACTTTGAAACCAACAGAAAAAGCTCCAAGGACACCGTCTTTAATTAATTGTGTTACATCTCCAGCAGCTTTAGAAATCTTTGCAGATATTTCTAAGCCGTTTTCAGTAACTTGTAAATCTTTTGCTCGACCAATCGGTTTGTCGTAGTTATGGTTGAAAAGAAT